AAGCTCCGCATCTCCCCTGGGAAGCGTCGGAACGATTCGCGCGAGCTTTTCAGTATCAACCCAGGCGTTCCCGGTTGAGATCGCTGCCGCGAAGTCGGCACCCAGGGCGTCCGCAAGATCCTGCACCGGTATCCGTTGTAGGTCGGCCTTCTTATAGAAGTTGCCGGTCAACTGGTTACCGATCATGGTGGCTTCCTCGTCGGCTGCGATCTTCTCGGTCACAGCGAAAAGGACATCTTCGGGACGCTGGAAGCCGTCTTCGGCGTACTTGATGCCGTAGTGCCGATCAAGGTTGTCGATGAACGTCGCCATCTCGGTCAACACCGTGTAGTGCTGCATGCTGTGGGGCTCTCGCTCAACGTGGGCTGCAAACTTCTCCATCTCCTGTTGCACGTCATTCGGCTGATGGGTGTTTCCCATTGCACGGATTCGCGTACGGATGAACTCGGCAGCGTGCTTGGCGCTACAAATGCCCAGTCCGGCCGAACGCTCCAACATGTCACGATGCGAAGCGATGTCGGCACCTTGCTTGGTAGCCGCTTCCAGGATCTTGTCGGCGATGTTCCGTCTGTCGGGATACGGCAGCTCGTCTCGGAACCTCACCAGCCAGTCGGCCGCGGCCTTCACGTTCAACGGGGTATTCAAGGGGCACCGGCGTTCTTTGTGCCCCTCGCGGTCCGTGAAAACGACGGCGAAGGCCTCGTCAGTGAGTCGGTCCTCCGGCGTGTTGGCCGCAGCTACTTTTTTCTGCAACTCTTTGACCGGTTCGGCAACCTTGAAGAAATCCGCAGCCATTTTGATACGCTGTGCGATCATGGGAGCCCGCGGCCCAAGCTGATCTTGGTTCTCTGCGAAGAAAGCGGCGGACATCCAAGTGGCCGCAGGTGTGTGGCAGGGGAACCGCCGCCTGGTCACGTCCGCGAACGATCCGCCTGGCGTATCGTCGTCGCCACAGATGTCTGTTGTGCTTGCAGCCTTAACAAAGGGTGGCGGAGAATAGAGTTGTAGGATACGATAGGTAGACTGGCCGTTTAGGTCTAACGATTGGTCAATCGCAGGCATGATGGATCCTTCCATGTATGTTCCAGCATCCTTGAACAAGTACATCCACTGGGCTCAGGCACTCCCGCTCTTAGATATTGAGCCGCCGCCGGCCGTGCTTCCCTTCGCGGTACGCTGTCCTTTGTGCGGGGAGCATCGGCTAAACATCTATGATGATAGCATATTCGGAGGCAGCTGGGGATACTGTTTTTCCTGTGAAACCGCCGGGGATTTGGCGGAATTGGCCACAAAAACTTGGGGAACCACCCTATTTGATGCCGTGATTCGCCTGTCCCAGGGCGGTATTGATTTCCCCCCAGGAGCGATTACGCCCGCAGCCGTGGCCCAGTATGACCAGAACTACCCGGTATTTCGTGACCGGATCGCCGCCTTCTGGCGGTCGTGCCAACGTCAGCTAGCATACGAGCATGTCGATGTGCGGTCGCTGCTCCATAAGTTCTTTATCCGTAAGGATTTAACAGGCGAGACCTGGCTGGACCGCGGGGGTCGCTACCTGGGAGCGTGTCGGGCTATCGAGGCTGCCCAGCTCTTCGCACCCGCGCTGACACGCAGGCGGATAGCCACCCAACGACTGTTCCGTGGAAAGGGCTGGGATGACATCCTGGTGATTCCGTTTCAGGATCTGCCGGGGCGCATCTGCGGGTTCCTATTTATCGGCCGCGACGGTACGGGCGAGGATTTCCTTTATCGGAGTATCGCCCAGTCACATCAGCGCATCGCGGGATCACTCGAAACAGGGCTTTGCATGTACGACACGACCTGGTGCAAGACAACCACCACGGTCTTTGGCAACACGACGTTTGCGCTCGACAACGTGCTGCTCGCGTTACGGGTGCAAGTGCAGCACTTAAACGACAATCGGCTACCGTTGCCGATCGTGGCCACGTACAACGTCCACGCACAGCCCAATACTAGGAACAGACGTGTACAGCTCGTTGCTGCGACGGCTTGGCGGACGCAGCCACATCGTCGTTACGTGTTCTGGTCTCCGCGCTTCTCGCCGGATACTATTAGCACGGCATCACGCGTCGACGGGCGTGTGTTCGTCGGACACATCGATGTAGGCCAGCGGCACTTGCTGCCCAAAGTCCAACTTCGCGAAGTATTCAGTAAGGCTGCACCTTGGCGGAGTGTTCTGGAAAAAGCATTAACAGCACAGCCACACGCGAACGTAGCCGCGACGCTGTCACAATTACAAATCCCTCACGATCTGTTTCGTGATTTTCTGCAACGATGTCCGCAGTCGCTACAGCGCACGATCGCAGAGTGTAGTGACAGTGCCAGCAGCCTGCGCGAGGCATACTTCGGGCGTAATATGATCGTAGAATCTCCTGCCGGCTGGTTGTTCAAGGATACGGGCCGCGTGTTATGCAGTGCCATCCTACGCATCGAACGTATCATCCGATGCCGTGACAGCGAAGATTCCTTCTACCAGGGCCACATCATCTACGGCGAGCAGGCGATACCATACACCGAGCTCGCGACTAAGATGGATAAGAACGGCATGAAGGTCATGGACGGCATCATTGAATCCAAGTGCGGCGTATCGATGAAGTACAACCCATACTACAACAATCGCGTCGTAGACCTGGCCAAACAGTTTCACATACCTGAAGTCATTGTGAGCTCTGGAAGTTTTGGTTGGGATATGGAAACAGCCAGCTTCGTGTTGCCGAAATTCACATTACGTCTAGGCGGCGATGTTATCACGGGCGGCACACCATTCACAGACACGCGATCGCCGGGATTGCATCTGGAACCCCCGACCGCAGAACTGCGACCGCTGACCGAACTGTGTGATGACAATGAGCCGCATCGGATATTCTGGGCTACAGCTGCCGCCATCGGCGCGAACGTACTGGCGCCGGCGTTGAACCGTCCGACGTCAGGTATCGGACTCGTCGGGCAGGGCGCCAACACTGTCGGACAACAGACGGCGCTGGCGTTGGGCTGTGCGGAATTGCACGTCCGTCCAAATCCGCGAAGTGAGAAGGCGCATACCACCGCTTACGATTTGCAGATGGAAACATCACGGCACAACTGGCCGACGTATGTGCGATTCCCCGGCGGATCCACCACCAAGGTGTTGTGGCTGACGCATCCCGACGACAAGAACGTGCTCTTGGCTGTGGAAGAGAGCATGATGAACGCGTTGGCGCTCCAGGCCCCGTGGCGGTACATTGTATCGCGCTCCGTGCAGTCCGTACCCGCAGCCGTGGTGAAGATGGCGCATGGGATCCTGCCACACTGGTTGCTTGACTTGACACATCGACAGCTCGAATTGCGGTCGAATGCCGATATTCACGCTTTCCGTGTATTGGAGGACATGGCAGCCTGGTTAGAACGTCGAGGCTACCCCGCTGACGTCGTACGCAATGCCGGGAAGCTGCTGGATGACATGGGCGATATGCCATGGGAGCGCGCCGTTTGGCTGGTATCGCTGCTACACGCCGCGATCTCGCAGGGTCAGTTGTCAATACAGCAATCGGATTTTCCAGTAGCCAGCAAAAAACTGATGTTAGTACGCGTTGCCGAACCTGACCAGCCGGAAGGGATTTTCGTATCCCGTCGTGTGGTACAGCAGGTGCTAGCGAAACAGGGCCTGGGCGTGCTAGATCCGCCACGGATAACAGAAATCCTGACGAGTGCGAATGCGTTGAGTAGCGAATTGAAGTACAATGGAGCGGTTGGCTGGCTATTAGAGGAGTCATGGTGGCAAGAGCAATTTCGCTTATGCCGCGCTCGCGGCCAGCAGCAGCTTCGCGTTGTTGGCTAATAGTCGAATTCAGGATTTTCTGATGTGGTAACCACCTCGGCGACCCCTAGGAAATAATATGGTAAAACTCAAAAGCGTGGCGACCATCCAGAGGGAAATTCGTCGCCTACAAGCAATCGCCGAGCGCCGTGCGCGTGGCGACTTTTCGGTAGCCCGCCAAACCGAGGCATACGAAGCGTATCATGCCCTTCGGTGGGCTATCGGGGATTTAGATCGACGGCCCTCTACGCTGTTGGCTGCAAGAGATTAACCCACAGTGATGCTTGATTCCCTCTAAGGAATGACCAATGTGCGGCGTAGAACTGGTTCATCTGTGCATCAACGCACTGGAAAGTCTTGACGAGCTGGAAGCTCTGCTTGCATATCTGCCCAACGAAACACACGCATGGGTTTGGCGTACCAAGCCTGAAGTCGAAGAGCTGTTAGTCATCGGACGGTTTGAGACTTCCAACCGCGCCACGCCAGAGCAGGTACAACACATCAGACGTATCCGTGCTGAGCTAGATCGACTGCACGGACTCATTCCAAGCGACGCACGCGACGCGTTGAAAGACGATGACTAAACGGTCGCTGGCTCCAAATCTATCGGATTAGGCGTAAACCAATCTGGATCATCGGGATCCGCTGCTTCGAGTTGGGCTTCGGTCATCATGATACTCATCAACTCTGCCATGTCTGGCCATGACCTGTTGACGTACCAGAGACAGACGCAGCCGATATTCACAGCCTGTGCAAAGTCGTCAGTTCTACCTAGAATGCTATCGATGCGATAGATTTCTCCGGCTGCGCGTGTTTTGGACTTGTCTTCGACTAAGGCCAGGAAGTCACGAATCAGTCCTGGATCTTCCTTGTTGATCCAATCCGAATTGAAGAAGTGCAGGGCACCAAGTTTGATGACATTGCACGTCAGTTGGAGTGATCGGCTCTTGTCAACGCGGTAACGGTCGCGGGGATTCTGTTCGGATGGTCCTTTATGGTAGCAAATGCCTTGCTTCGCCGAGGTGATGTATTCGACAGGGAATACATGTGAGACAGGTACGCCGGCTTGTACAAGAATGGTCTCTCGCAGAGCGCCCGCCCCGCAGCCATCGTGGGCCAAGAAGTCCGGATGGAAATGGTCCCAGTACCACTTCACGGCCGCAGCCTCGCGAATATGGTCGAGCGGCGTCAACAACCGCTTGCCCCAAAGCACATCAATGCGGCCGTCAAATCGCATCCCGAGCAGGGCAAGGGTGGTAAACGAGACTTCCTTGTCGCCGCCACCACCCCAATCGCAGGCCAGCACACGCATGCGGTAGTTGCTCAGGGATCTGCGGGCATGTTCATAGCTTAGCGGCCCTAGATCCGATACGGCATTCAGATCCGACAACGAAACCAGCTTCGCGGAAGTGTCGTAAGACTCCCCGAGCACTTCGTTGTAGAACATGTTGATCGTCGTGTTGCCCTTGCCGCGCTGTTTCCACAAGAGAGTGGCCCACTTGTCCGGATCCATGCAGTGCATTGGCATGATGATCTGTGGGATGTGATACCCCGCAAACGTGCCGAGAAGCTCCTCGTGACGATGCTTCCAGCGACCGTGGCATGGATTGATATAACCACCGCACTTGTGACAGATGATCGCCGGCGCTTTCTCGGAGATGTCTGGACGCCACTTGCCGATCATCCTTTCCAAATGGTACCCCATCGCCGGAATGTTCCATGTTGGAAAACCGCCCGTCGTGCAGTGCGAACAAGGTATGAACCATTCACCGCCGGAACTCTCATCAGAAAGTAGCTGGATCGGATTGTCGAGAGTTTTTGGGGTGCCAGTGTACTGGCTAAGTTCCCAGGGCGATGCAGACAAGCATTCTTTGATAATTGGAATGTGCTCACCTGACATGTCTTGACATTGCGGCAGCACTAGATCGTCGCAAATGATTGTATGCGGATCCGCAGTCTCGACATCATATACATCGTGTATGCCAATGTATTTGATGCTCACGATCTGATCTGGAATCGCGCTGCAATTTTGGCTGCTCGCCTCACGTAGGCTGCAGCTGCCGCCGGATCGCTCTTCGCCTTTTTCTTTGCCTGGGACAAAAATGCGCGGCGGCTCGCCGCCTGGCTGGCGTACGTCGACTGACAATCTCGGCAAATTTTCCGGTCGGCGCGTCCCCCTGGTTCGAGCGTCTGCGGTTTTTTGCATAGAATGCATGGCAGCATTGTGGCTTCTTGCTGTTGTCGTCGCTTTTTCAGATGCCGTTGCTTGTGGCGATTTATCGCTGCCGGGTGCGCCTTGGCCCACCTCTTGCTGTCGGCCAGGTGACGTTCGCGATACGCTTTGTCGGTTTTGTATCGCTCGCGGCAC